TCAGAAATAGTGTCAAGAGTTATCTTTAATAATAACTCCTGACTAATTTCACTCTTAGCTTTTTGTTGAATTGTCTCAAAACTAGGACTGTGTTCAAACTTTGAATAGTATTCTTTTGCCATCTGAACAAATAATCGGAAGTATTTGTTTTCAAAATAGTTAGGCTCAATCACCTCAATAATTGAGTGTGAAAAGTCCTTATCAACTATCATTTGGTTAAGAAGTTGTAATTGGAAGGTCTCTCCCAAATAATCAAAATTTTTGTCAGCCATATTATGTTTGTTTTTTGAATAAATATCAACGAGCCAGCTGATAACCCATGTATTCGTGTGTTAAATTTCTAGATGACAACACGTCAGTAAGACCAAAAAGGATACCTTTTAGGAACGGGCGTATGTCTACGGTGTATCTCACCTTCGGTGGATAAAGTTTAGCATCAAACGTATAATGACACATTGTCGTATCACCATTTTTGATATAGATGTTAAACGACTCAGGTCCATCAGTGAATGATGTGTTCAATACCTCAGGGTCTTCACTAATCTGATATTGATTGTCCAACATGTAGTTTACAGTTTTCATTTTGAAATTTTCTTTCAATTCTGAAATGAAACCATCCATCAAATCAATCAACTCAGCCGAGTTGTGAGCCTTTGGGCTATACCCCTTAACGTTAAAAAAACGTTGTACGATAAAATTGTTGTTTACCGTCATCAAGAATTCCAGTTTGGTAATGTCTTGTTCTTTCATAATTTATGTTATTTTTTGTTTGTTTTTGTTTTTTCTTTTCTTGTTAACTTCATAAATGGTTGAATAAAGTATGTCCATGAGTCATCCCCTTTTGGTAAGTATTTGAACAACCCATCCTCAACCATATACTTAATTAAGTTCTTGTAACTTCTACCTTCAATATCTAATTTTTCTGTAACAATTGATTGTATTTCTTCTTTGTCTTCATCCCTCAATAAAGGATTAGATAAGTCAACAATCTGTTCATTAACTTGAAAAAATTCTTGTTCAAAGATACCTGATTTTGTTTTACCTGTTAAAAGATTCTTTAGAGTTTGATTGTCTTTTTGTTCTTTTAACAAATCTTCAGCTCTTGTTAAAATATCGTTATAAGAAACTTCTTTTTCAAGTATCTCAGGGAAAAATTTAACTAAAGTTTTTTCACCCAAAAGATAGATACCTTCAATATTATCTGATTTATCACCAGTCAATATCTTCAATGTTTTTACATTATAATGTGGGAACTCAAAATCATCAAATTTAATCCTATCCCCGTGTTTAAACGTAGCTTTAACTGATGGTGAGTATATGGATACATTTTCAGAAATAAGTTGTGTTAAGTCTCTGTCTGACGAAAAAATTAATTTATCTTCATTTTCAGATACTTGACAATAATAAGCAATTAAATCATCGGCTTCTCTACCACTAATCTCTAATTGTCTTATATAGACTTCTTCCAAATATTGTTTGATACGATTTTTTTGTTTTAGGTAGGACATAAAGATTGCGTCCTCCATAACCAATCGTCGGTTTTGTTTGTATTTGGGGTAAAGAATTCCACGTAAACTCGTAGAATCTTCACCATCCCAAAATACTACTACCTTGTCAAAGTTTTGTTCATTTATGAATTTACGTAGAGTATTCATAAAATGATACAAAGCTCCAATGTGTTCTCCATTGTGGAAGTAATCCTTCACACCATGAAACCCAATTTTCATCAGATTGTTTCCGTCAACAAGTAGTGTTTTTTTCACGAACTAAAATTAAAATTGTTCGTTTGTAAAAGTTTCTTCAGTCTCGTCAAGAGTTATTTCACCTGTCCCTGTAAGGATTGCGTTCCAATATTGTGAATATTCTTTTTTATATGTTTCAAGAGCATCTTTATCGTCAGCAATATATCCTTGAGCGGTTGCGATAATCTTACCATCTTTATACCCTAATCCATTGATATGGTTCTTTAGGACAGAGATTTTTGTTCTGATAGCGTAAGATACCGTCCTACCATTTTTAGTTGCCGTAATGTGGTTAATACCAGCGTTTTTCTGATTACCAAACAAGAATACAAGAGCCGATGCTAACCAAAGAGCTTCACCACCTTTTGCTTTAATTGTTGGTTGTCCAAATGGATTATCAGGTAATTCAACCCAAGGTTGATTAACTACCACCATCGTATTTGTATATGGACAATCTTCTTTACGAGATTTGGTAATACGAGCCTGAATACCCATACCAATCTTATCCGCTAATACAGATGCGTTATGTTGTTTACCACCTTTACCGTCAAAGGTCATCTTACAAGGAACTGAACCAACAGAATCCCAAAGGAAACAAAGTGAATAAGGAATATTACCTTTTTCTTGTTCGTCTAATAGTTCATTAATGTAATCGGTAACTTGTTCGATATAATCAAAATTATCATTAAAGATAAATTGACCATCCCATTCACCATCAACCATTTTAGCCTCAAGACCAAGTTCTACTGCGTGGTCCCAACTCCATTTTTTCTCGGTGATAATAAAAACAGGCAAATGCCCCTTCTTCTGTACAGACACAGCGGCTTTGACAAGCGCGGTCGTTTTTGAAGAGTTCGAGTGACCCAAGAACATGTTGATGTTACCCAAAGCAGGACCAGGTAAACCGCAACTATTATGGAAAGCTTCACCGACCTCATAAAAGTCTGTTTCTTTATATTTTGTCTTGGTTGAATATTTGTCTTTGATTGCATCTAATGAAAATTCTTTTTTCTTTATTGCCATAAATGTCTATGATTTAATTTGTTTGTTGTTTAAAAATAGCAAAGGTTGGACACTTTGTGTATGTTAGTGTCCAACCTTTTATAAATTAGAATGGTAAATCACCATCTGGTTCTGCTTCTGCCTGTGGGTCAACATATGAACCACCGATAGTACCTTCGTCAGATGAACTATCACCATAAACGTATTTACCTAAATCAGATGACCATCTTGGTGTTTCTCCACGAGCAATCGCTTCCAAATACTCAACAGGTTTCTTAGAGTAAACATCCATCCACGTAAGTGGGTCTTCAGTCCAAGCCTTAGCCGTCTCAGCATCTGTGTGAACAGGTGATGGGTCGTCATGCATAACAGTCTGAATAACTGTGTAAGTAGCACCTTTTGGTGTCTTAGCCTTTGTTAGTTCTATAATAAGGTCACGTCCACTAACAGGGTCAGTGATATCACCTTTAGCCTTCCAAATCGGAATGATTTTGTCAAGGATACCTTCGTTCTTGTAATTGTGTTTAAAACGCCAAAACTTAACTCCGTCCGCTTCGTTATCACGGTCAACCACTTTAACGATATAGAATTTACGTGGCTTATATGCCTTTGCAAGTTCTTTATCAGACTCTTTACCTGTTGACATTAATTCGTCATGAATTTCAGTCAAAGGTGAACGCTCATTGTCGTTCTTTCCTGGGTCATAGATTTTATTCCATTTACCTTCAACTTGTACTTCGTGGTACCATACTTCTTTGAAGGGTGATGACCCGTCAGGTGTAGGTAGAATACGAAGACGTTTTTGTCCTGAGTTCTCATTTTGCATCAAGATTGCTGCAAAATATTTTTTCATTCTGTCTTCTTGAGACATTTTGTTTGCAGAGTTACCTCCACTTTTCGCTTTTTCATACTGTGCGAGTACAGCATCTAGGGAATTTGTCGCCATTTTGTGTGTATAATTTATTAGTTAATATTCAAGTATAAGTGTGTCAGCCGTAATAGTCAAATTTGAAATTTAGAATTTCAAAGGTTTGTATTGTGATTCTTCTCCAAAATCATTAAAAGTTGTTTTAATTTCAGAAGGTGTAAAATCTTCCACTTCATCTGTAGTTAAAACATATTCATTTTTTCCTGATTTTTCCATATCTTGTTCTTTATCTACAAAGAAATCGGATAGTTTTTGATTAAATGGTCCTGAGTCTAAACTTCTTAATTCAAGTTTTTCTTGTGGAGTTTTTTCTCTGTATTTTTCAATCTTAGCCTCAATATCATTTAATTTTGTAAAAATACTTTCCATATCTTTTAATTTACTTTCTAAACCATTTAACTGATTAAAAAGATTATTAAAGTATTCTTCTTGTTTTGTTTCAATATTTTGTTGTGACTTTACTAAATCAGTAATTTCCAATTCTTCAGTTCCTGTCTCTTCAGAACCTTCATCCCCAACTTTTTCAACATCAGGGTCATTTGCAACATCAACAGTTTGTGGTTGAGTTGGTGGAGGTGTAGTACCTGCATCAGGTGCCACTCCAGCATCAGGTGCTGGTGGTAAAGCTCCCGCATCAGGCGCCGCCAATGGGTCTTCGCCAGTTGCTGGAGGTAATCCCGTTTCTTGTTCTGTAATATAATTATTAATTTTATTATATTTTCTTAACTCTTCAATAATTGTTTCTGAAATTTCCATCTTACCCGTTTAATAGTTGTTTGAAACCTTGTGTTGTTTCTACGTTTATTTTTTTATTAGTATGAAGAGTGTTATTAACTCTTTCAATCAATCCATCTTTCATTCTGATTGTATAACAATCTCCTGTATCTAAATCACATACTTCTTTAAAACCATTTCCTTTATCTGTTTCAGTAATTCTTGTACTTTTTCCAAGATATCTGTCTAAAATTTCTTTTGTACTCATAGTGTTTTTGTTTATAAATATCTGTTAATTTTAAAATACTATTTTATCTAATAACTCTTGGTACTCAACTTTGTTATTTTCTTTATATTCTTTAAAAACAGTAGGATATTCTTTTACTTTATTATATGGAAAATATTCAATCCAAACTTTTGCAATTTGTTCTTTAAACTCTAGTTTTTGAGTATCACTTTTTTGTCTAAAATCAGTAATAGTTTGTTGGACAGTTATTGAGTCATTAAATATCCCTTTAAAATATTCACTATATCTTTTCTTTACAAATGTAACACAATCTACCTCATTTAAAAATACCGCATATGGTTTTGTTGTTTTATCACTTTGGGAAACACAAATAAAGTTTTGTAAAAATAAATCTTGTAAATCACCCTTATATGGTATATCTAAAGTGATGTCAGCAAAATTAAACCCAGCGGCGTTAAAAGAACCATTTTTTTCTTTATCAGTAACATATGAGGCAATTTTAAATATAAAATAAACTGTACAAAATTCAGTTGTTGTTACAGTATAACTAAAAATAGTATCGGTAATAAAACTAGGTGAATACGCAAGTATACTACTAGTGATTGGTGTGTAAGTTTGATAATCTTCAAATAATGTAGACGAACAAGTACTTACTCCAATAACCGTATCATTATTTTTAATACCATTAGTAATTTGATTATTAATGTTATTTTTATTTTGTCCTGTAGGAGTATTCGTTGCTATTCTATTTTGGTAATTTTTATTTAAAGTTTTTAATAACTCTGTCTTTAAAGTTTGAAACGTATTTCCAATTTTAGGTAACGTATATCTGTTTTGTCGAGTACCAGTGAATGTTGTTTTATATCCTTCCATATTAATAGTATGATTAACCTCAGTTATATAATACGAACCCGCAAATAATGGAACGTTTCGTAAGACAAAATACATCGTTGGTTGTATCATAGCATTACCAAACCCTTGGACAGTACATGAATAACTTCTATCTTTATAGATATTATATAAACTTACATTCTGATTGGATGAGTTAGTACCTGCAGTTTGATTTGCTAAATTATATTGAGAAGTTAACGACTCTGAAGTTTCTTTTCCTAAATCTTGTCCAACAGTAATTGTTTCAAAAACCCCTTGATTCTGTAACTGAAAATCAACCGCAAAACCAACAACTTTATTAGATTTAGCATAATCTTGAGTTTTGCTTGTATCACATTCTCTCAAGGTATCCCCATCATTCATAATATTCAAACCATCATCTTTATGCCCATTATTTTTACTTTTGTTATTTAATTGATTAGATGGCTTTTCAGTATAGATACTAATTAATTTTGCACCTGTTTGTTGGTAATCAACATTTTTAAAAATTCCAAATAAATTATTGGCAAAACTGTCGGGGTCGTCTTGTTTATTAACAGGATTTTTTGATGGTATATAAGCGTTATAAAAATTAATGTACGATGGCATTGAGAATGTTACAAAATTATGAGTCTTAAAAATAGAATCTAAAATTGTAAAAATATTTGTTTTTGGATTTGTATTTTTTAAAAACTTGGTGACATAAGTTATGTCTAAAAAAATTTCTCCACCAATATCTCTATTTGCTCTATCTAAAAATAAAAAATCTTCAAATAAAGTTTTTTCATTATAGTTATTTGCAGAAATCCATTTATCATTAACTGATTTAAACATATCATAAAGTTCAATCTTACTTTGAAATCCTTGTATAATACTGTCAATTTCTTCAACTTGAGTTGTATCTGTTTGAGGTAAACTTTTTTTGACGTAATCAATAACTCCTTTAAATAATTCCCCAAACAACAAATCATCGTTTGCAAAAATGGCGGATATTTTTTCTTCAAATAAATCAGTTGGTTTTTTTAACTCAGATGTAAGATTATAACTAGCATACATTTTTATAATAGTTGAAAACCTTTGTATGTTTTCAACATTAAATGGTATATTAAAATCAACAAAAAAATCAGTTATAGCTGAACCATTATCAGTATATCGAACTCCATTAATCGTTGAAAAACCTATTTGTAATTGTAATTCCTTCCATGAATCAGGGTTCTGTTCTTGTGATTGTTGTAAAGTTATTGGAGCACCTGGTTTACCTGGTGGTAAGTTTCCTGTATATCCTGTAGGAACTTGTATTGGTGTTAATTGTGGAACAGTTCTAAAATAATTAAATGTTGGTAAATCAAAATTTGTTGTATTACCTATTTTAAATAACTGATTAAAAGTCATTAATGGTGGTAAGTAAGTATTAAATGTTTTTGATTGTAAATTTTGAAATTTCTCAACTAACATGTTATCACTTTCACCTGAGATTGTGTAATCATTTAAAGTAACATTCAATAATATTTTTTGGAAATTAATTTTACTTAATTCTGATTCTTTCTTTGCTGAAAATTTTAAAAACTCTATTTCAAATAGGTCTAATTCCTCTTTAGTAAACACCCCAAAAATTTCTTCAATAGATGAGTAATTTGAATCGGTTCTTAATTCAAAACTTTCTTGTTCTATTAAATCATTATAAACTTTTTTCAAATGTTGTTTAATTGTAGGTTTTACAATATTTGTATTATTAAAATATCCGTAATTAGGTGAACCCCATAACAATCTAACTGAACCATTAAATAGATTTCCGTCAGAATTTATTGCAGATATGTTAGTTGAGTATAAATTTTGAAGTTGGTTTTTACCCAATCCAAAAGAAGGTATTATATAATAATTGTTAGGATACTGACTTTTTATTAAAACTGACCATGTCTTAACCGTTTGGAAATTTGAGTCGGGTGGTGATAATAATATAAGATTACCTAACTTAATTTGTGTATTAATTTTTTCAGTTATCTGTGTAATAGTTTCTGAAGACAAAAATAAATTTTGATTATAAATTAAATAATAAAAATCATTAATTACCTTTGGATAAAATCCTATATTAATTTCGTTTAAAGTACCTGATGATGTTCCTGTCGAACCTGAACATTTAATCTTATATTCATAGGTATTACCTGAGATTGTTTGACCTGAAAAATAATAAAGGTAATCTAATGTAGGATTAGGTGCCGGATAATAATTGTTTAAAACATCAAAATTTGTCCAAATAGGGGTTAAAATGTCATTACCATTTTGAATATAATTTTTATATCTGTGCCAAATAGAACCCATCTTACAAACCCATAATTTTGGTAAAGCATGAACTCCTGAAAATTTATTTAGAGATGCTGAAATAAAATCTAGTCTAACATTTTCATTATTATCAAAAGTTAAATATTTTTCTCTTAGGGTTGATAACGGTAAACTATTTAAAAACAAATATGACGCTTCTTTAAATGGATATGACACACCGTTTCTTAAATTTTCAATTCCTTTTTGAACCGCATTAGTAAAATAAGGGGTATTCATCATTGAAGTCGTTTCTTCATTTGTAGAATATTTAACTCTACCCTCAGTTAGAATATAATCATTTGGTGTTCTTGTAGTATAAAATGAAGTTAAATTAACTGGTAATGTAATTGTATTATAAAGTGGTTTGAAATTAGTAAAAGGTTTAATAACATTTTTTTCATTATTGTCACCAAATGCTGCAGGAGTTTTATAATTACTAATTTTTTTAGTGTATGTATTATAAAACGTGGATAAATTAGTTTTATTATAAGAATTCTCAAAAGAAAAATCCGTTTCACCATTTGATAAATTGTTTAGTCTCCAATCTTCATTAGTATACGGTAATAAGTCAAAAATATTTTGAGGGTTATGAACAGAACTTGACATGTAGTTTGTCATACTAGATTCTGTTTTTAGACTTATTTTAATTGCCGGTAAATCCTTTTTTAAAAACTCACTTGGGGTATCTATAATTTTTTCCTTTAGATATGGTGTATTAAAATTACCCGCAAGTTTTTTATTCCAAAATAACCCTGTACCATCATTAGAAATTGATTTTAAATAATCATTAAAGATAGTGAAATCAGTAAATGGTGTATTCGCGAATTTAGATACTATGGATGGTGAAAAATTTAAAATAGAATTAACAATATTTGTTCCTTCAGATTCTACTAAATAATTAATAAGATTTATACTATACTGACTTTCAGATATTTTTTTTCGTAAGAATCCATTATACTCAACCAATGAAAGTAATCTTTCGTAAAATTCATAGAAAAAACTAACCTCTTCTAAATTAGAATATGGTATATTTGTTGGTACAGTATCAAAAGCCGAAACCATAATTCTTTTTACCTCACTTGTTGGTTCTAATGGACTAACTGAAGCAGGTGGTGTTTCTCTCTGCATGTACCCTTTTAAAAATTCCTCAACAAATTCTACTTCAGGCCATATTTCATAATCGTAACCCCTTGTTTCGTTAATAATATCATTATCACCAGGATATTTAATTTCATACTTGTCACACTCTTTTAATTTAGTGTATAATGGCCAAGGATAAACTGGTGAGTCGGGAAGTCCTTTTATATCATTATCTCCAACCGCCCTTTGTTTCTTTTTATTATTTCTTACTTGATATGCTGCAACGTGAACATCATCCATTAAAAGTAAAAATGATTCGGCGGATGCCAAAATTATTCCCATTATATTTTTTAAAGAAGGTACAAATCCTAAACCAGTTGCCGATGATACAAATTTAGATAATTCGTCAGTTAATTCTTTTTCAATTTTTTGTGAAGCGTCTTGTAAACTATCTTGTATTTTATTTAATTTTTCGTTAAACTGATTTGGGGAATCAAAATCAAAATAATAATAATCTAAACCATCAACATTTAGTGAGTCATTATTAATACTTAATTGTTTTATTTCGTCATCAATTGATTTTATTTGTACATCAGTTATTTCAGTACCACCATTCCTTAATTGATAAGTTCTTTTTGAATTAACATTATTTGGTAATATAATCGCAATACTTTTAAAATCTATGTCTACGGTAATTGGATATTTTCCATTTTTACCAAAAGTAGCGTTGTTTAATAATTTTTCATTAAAATTTTGAATTTCTTTTTTAAGATTATTTAATGCGGTAATTTTTCTACCATTTACAACATTATTATCAGTTAGAATATTTTCTGAACCTTGTATTTCTGAAAATGTATAAAATTTTAATTCGTTAGGTTCTATCTGTTCATTATTGTTAACATTAGAATTGTATATAAAAAAATTCTTTTTAGATAAGTAAGTATCAAACCATGATGTACCTCGTCCAGTATATATTGATTTTCGATATGAAGTAATTATATCTGAATATTCTCTAACATCATTTAATGCCGATAATGAAATTTGTCCAAATTGTTCTAAACTATAATTAATAAAATTATCTAATTTTGTAATAAGTTCTTGGATTGTTAATTCCGGAACATTTTCGTCAATTAAATTTCTTAATTTATATTTTTGATAAACATCTTTTAATTTATCCATACCCTTTTGTTGGATATATTCGTAAGACGTTTGTGTTTGTGGGGATATTTGTTCTTTCGCAGCGGTTTGTCCCCCTGAAGCCTGAAAAGGGATATTAGTAGTCCCTCTTTTTAAATACATTTGTGGTACGGCAAAAAGAGATGCTATTGTAATATCGGTTAACACATTAAATTGATAAGCAATAAAATTCAAGGTTATTTCAAAATTGCCAGTACTTGAATTAAATGAAGAATTAAATTTTTGTAATATTATCGGGTATCTAATTGCTTTACCATAATAACCTTTTAATGTAAGATAGAATGTAGGGTATGGTAAATTAAAAAAAGCTGAGTATATAGAATTATCACCACTTTCCATTAAAGCTCTACCTTTTGAGTCTTCTAAAGTTATTGTTATTGTCGGAACAAAAGAACTATTAACTCGATAATTAATAGTTTTTAATCCTAATAATTCACCATTAATAACATTAGGGTCACTAACATCACTTTGTAATTTAGTCCAATTAGTTGTTAAATATTCTTGGTCGTTAGGTTTTAAAAAATTAATTTTACCAGCAGCAATCTGAGTGGTTATTTTTGGGCTACTATTTTCACCATCTTTTGAACCATCTACACCACCAATTAATCGACTTCTCGGTTTTATATCACATTCTAAATTAGCATAAAAAACCAAATCTTCCATAGGAATATTCCTGTCTTCAGCATTACCAAATTGATTAGTAACTTTATTTGGATTAACTATGAAGATATTGTTTACATCTTTCTCAATAAAAATATTATTGTTCGCCATAATAATAGAAGTAACGCTCTAACGCTGATTTATAATCTAATAAAGAAGATGTTAAAGGGAAGGGTATATTAAGAACCGCATTGTCAGGAATATTTAATTCCGAACCTCCGTACTGTGAATTTGATTGTAAAATAAACCAACCAAAATAAGGTGAATCATAATATAGTTGAGATACTTTATCTAAACGAGAAACACCAAGTCTATAAATGTATTTTTTATCCGAATTTTTCAAGGGGATATTAATATACGGAACGGTATTCTGTTGGTCGTTTGCGGTAAAAAATTGATACCTATTAAAATATTCGTTAGCCATTAATTAAAATATTTTTTTCCGTTATATGTTGATTGATTACTATCAATATTAACATTTTTATAAATGTTGGAAACATTTTCTTGTTGAATAGATGTTGACCCGGCGGATGTAAATGTAAAATCTCTATCCTTACCTTTAACACTATTACCATCAACTTGTGGGTTATAACTGTTATAAATTAGATAATCTTCCCCTGTAAAGAAATTATTAATATAATTAATTTGAGCTTGTTTTTCATCATTTATTGATGGTAAAATAGAATTTAAATATAATAAAACTTTTGTTCTTGTACTTTCACTAATTGGTATAAAATCTTGTGTTAATAAATTTGATAAATTTTCAATAGGTTTATTATTTGTAAAATCGTTTGAAAATAAAGTGAAGAATAAATTCATTGAACCTGTTGGGTTATAACTAGTAAATGGTGTGAAATATAAAGTAGATACCACCGGTTCAATTATAATATTATTTGTCAATAATAATGAATAATAATCTTTAATATCATTAGCTATTTTTGTATAATCAGTTCTAATATCTGTTAATGTATCTGTTGATTCATAAGGTTCCGTAGTGTTAGTTATTGCATATACTGAACCATTTGGGTTTAATTTACCATCAGTTTCATCACACACTAAATCCATTCTTCGATATATTTGATATATTTCAGACTGTGTATTACTTATGGATTGTATTTTACTTCCAATACCCTGTAATATCGTATTTTTTCTACTTTGACAAGCGTTTTTAAAATTTGATTGTACTATACGAATTTCGTTATTGGGGACATTTTTAGAAATTAAATATAAAGTTAACATATCAGTTCCATTATCAATATCAGTAATAAGTGCTGACATAACACTTGTTATGTAATTTGAGTAATTATTAAATTTACCCAAAATTTTAACATCGGTGACTGGAGCTTGTAATGTATTTAAACTTCCATTATCAAATAATCTTTCATTATATAATTGAGTTAAAACACCATAGTTATATTCATTAACAGTACTTGTAATAAAACTTTGAACTAAATTCATGTAGTTTTGAGTGTTATCTACCGTAAGGTCAACTAAATTTTTATACTGTATAGTTCCTGTTAATACACCGTTTGTGTTTGTTGATTCAGAAACATTTCCTACAAAATTACCACCATCAGTTGGGTTTTGATTTGTTGCTTGGTTACTCGCCAAATTTTGATTATTAGTTTGATTAGCAGCGTTTTGTAAAAGTTTTAAGTTTGTACCTAAACTTTCATCACCCTTTAAAATCTTAGTTAGATTAGTTGTGTCTGTTGGAATTGCCCTTTCGTCATACATTTCAGTGTTAGCGTAGTAATTAAATGAAAGAGCATTTTGTAATCTTTCAATTGGTTCTTTTAAACCGTGACCACCAATCATTTTAAAACTTAATTTTGCGGTGACAATCATTGGTTGAACACCAATACCTTCAGGATTAAAATCTAATGATTCGTATGTAAAACCTAAACTTTCAGGTGCAATTTTACAATTATAAAAATCACCAATTCTTAACACTAAAATAGGTGGTCCC